TTTTGTCGAGCACGTCTTTGAAACTGAGAGCGTGTATGTGGATGAAGATCAGGCGGAGCGGTATTTCAAGCTGGAACGGTTCTTCGAATACAAGCTTTTTGCATGGGAACGCTTTTGTTTCGTCCTGCATAACTGCACCTATTCCATGCCCGGTGCTCTCCGCTTTCCGACGCTGGTCATATTGGTCGGACGCGGAGCGGGAAAGAACGGCTATCTTGCGTTTGAGGATTTCGCTCTGGTCACGCCTGTCAACGGAATCAGCAAATACCACATTGACATCTGCGCGACCTCCGAGGAGCAGGCAAAGACATCATTCGACGATATATACGACGTTCTGGACAGCAACCGAAAAACAATGGAGAAAAAATTCTATTGGAACAAGGTTGTTATCAGAAATCTGAAAACAAAGTCAGAGATACGTTACCGCACCTCTAACGCCAAGAGCAAGGACGGCGGCAGACAGGGCAAAATTGACTTTGACGAGTACCATGCTTATGAAAACTATGACCTGATCAACGTATTCAAGACCGGCTTCGGCAAAAAGCCGATGCCGCGCGAGACCATCACCACAACGATGGGCGATGTCCGCGACGGTCCGCTCGACGAGCTGCTCAGCGATATGCTCCAAATCCTGAACGGCGATATTCCCGACAACGGAATGCTCTGTTTCATTTGCCGTCTGGACAGTATCAAAGAGATCGACGACGAGGCGAACTGGTACAAAGCGAATCCCAGCCTTCAATATTTTCCGAATCTCCTTGCCGAGATGCGCAAGGAATATCACGAATGGAAGCGCAACAACTACGGTCATTCCGCTTTCGTGACCAAGCGCATGAACATCCCGTTCGGAACAAGCGAGGAGCCTGTAACGGCGTGGGAGAACATCAAGGCAACCAACCGCCCCGTGATTGATTTGGAGGGCAGAGATTGCGTGTTCGGGCTGGACTACGCGAGAATCAACGATTTTCTCGGCGTTGTCCTGAAATTCAACGTCGACGGGCTGATATACACCGTCCAGCATTCGTGGGTATGCTCCAACAGCCGCGACTGGTCGCGCATCAAGTTCCCAATTCGCGAAGCAGAACAGGAGGGCTTGCTGACCGTCGTCAATACGGTGGAAATCTCTCCCGAGCTGCCCGTTCAGTGGCTCGCAGAGATGCAGAAGCGGTACAACATCCTCGCGGGTGCGCTGGACAGTTACCGCTATGATCTGATAAAGAAATATTTGGAATCCATCGGCTTTGACCCGGACAGGAACGGCGCGAACAATCTGAAATTGGTGCGGCCGTCTGATATCGTCAGGGTACAACCACAGATTAAATCTGATTTTGATAATCAACGCGTGATTTTCGGCGACGACAAACTCATGCGCTGGTATACCAACAACACGAAAACAATCCCGCTCAAGGGCAACAAATACGAAACAAGTAACTTTACATTTGGCAAAATCGAGCCGCGCAGTCGTAAAACAGACGGATTTATGGCATTAGCGGCAGCATATACACAAGATGACAAGCTCGAGGACAGCGCATTCTCGGCTGATATGTTTGACTATATGAAAGTACACACGTTCTAAGGGGGTGAAAAATTGGGAGTAATCGTTGAATTCTTCAAAAGTCTTTTTGTCAGAGATCCTAAGCCCGTGAGCGATACGCCTGCCGCGGATTCGGCTTTTAACCGGTTCTATCTGACGGAGATTGCCCTGTTCACCGCTGTTGACTGGATAGCGCGCACGCTGTCAAAGTGCGAGTTTGTGACAGTACGAAATGACAAGGAAATCAGGGGAGCGGAGTATTTCGCATGGAACTACAAGCCAAACAGGCATCAGACGAAAGCGGAGTTCATAACCGAATTCGTGTCGAAATTGATTTTCCGCAACGAGGTTCTGATTTTTGAATCCTCGGACGGGCAGATTCTTATTGCGGACAATTTCTCGCGGCAGGAGTTCGCCGTGCGGGATGATATTTTTTCCAATGTCATGAAAGCGGGCTTCACATTCTCGCGCACCTTCAACAGTTCTGAAGTGATCTATCTGCGGTTTGATAACATCGGCGCTGCGAATCTCCTCATGAATATGTGTGCCATGTATCAACAGCTGATGCAGGACGCCGCCGAGAAGTATGAGCAGGCGTCAGGGCACAAGGTCATTCTCGGCATCAATACCAACCCTCGCGACGATAAGGAAACCAATAACCGGCTCGACAGGCTTTTTGAGAATGATTTCAAGAAATTTTTCTCGAAGAAAAACGCCGTCCTGCCGCTGTATAAGAATTTCAGCTATTCCGAGCCGACGACCGACGCGAAGAACAAGAACGTCTCCGAGGTCAACGACCTCGAACGGCTGAAAGCGGAGGCGTTCAAAACGGTAGGCAACGCGCTGCATATCTCGCCCGCAGTTCTCACAGGAGACGCTTCCATGCTTTCCGATGCAATGGACGCATCGATCGGCAACGCTGTGGATCCGATTGCGCACATGCTCGCGCAGGCTATCACGATTGCGCGGTATGGTGAAGCGGAGTTCCTGAACGGCAGTTATCTTATGATAGACACCACCTACGCACGGCATATCGACGCGATCAACAGCGCGGCGAATATTGACAAGGCTATTGCTTGTGGTACGCTCAATCCATTCAAGGCGCAGAAATATTGCAATATGCTTCCCTGTAGTGAGGACTGGGCGAAAGAATATTACATCACTAAGAACTATCAAAACGCGGAAATCGCGCTGAAAGGTGGTGAGGAATAATGCTGAGAAAACAATTTGAAGTCAAACAAATCGCGGAATCCAGAGTTCTGGAGCTGTATCTTTATGGCGAAATCTGCGGCGATTGGTATGATTGGTGGAACGGTCAAATCGTGGAATCAACCACATCCGCCAACTATATCCGCAAGGCGGTCAACGAAGCGGGAGAGGTTGACGAAATCAAGGTCTATATCAATTCCTGCGGCGGCTCTGTGGACGAGGGCAATGCGATTTACAACATTCTGAAACGCGCAAGTGCGAAAATCACTGTTTATGTTGACGCGTTCGCGTACAGTGTGGCAAGTGTTATCGCAATGGCAGGCGACAAAGTTGTCATGCCGAGCAACACAACCATGATGATTCACAACGCTATGATGAGGGCATACGGTAACAGCAAAGAGCTGCGTCAGGCGGCTGACAATCTGGACAAGATTAATGAAGCAAGCTGCAACACCTATCTCATTAAGGCAAAGGACAAGCTGACGCGTGAACAGCTCAACACACTTCTGGACGCGGAGACATTCTTCACCGCAGAGGAAGCGCTGACATACGGCTTGTGTGATGAAATCGTCGACCCGGTTGACACAAGCGGAGGCGAGGAGGTTGTCAAGCAGGCGCTTGAAAATAAGAACCCCGTCGCCAAAAAGGCAATCGAGCACATCAGACAGGCACAACAGCCGCAGGAGCCGAAACCGCAGTCTAAGAAAAAAGAACAGGACTGCTTTGAGTGGTTCGCGGCAGAATTCAAAATGTAAGAAAGGAAGATGAACAATGAAGAACAAAGACAATATGACCCCGCTGCAGATTTTCAACCAGGATTTCAAAGTGGCAATGGAGGAGAAGAATTTCGAGAAGGTAGGCGAGGCAATGCAGACCTACGGTCGGAGCCTCGTTGCTGAGCTGGCTGACGCGGCGGCGGAATACAGACAGACTGCGGACGCGTCTATCCTCGCAAGCCGTGGCGTGCGTTCCCTGACCTCGGCGGAGCAGTCGTTCTATGACGGCATCATCACCGCCATGCAGGCTCCCGACGTCAGACAGGCGCTCACAGGCGCGGACAAGACCATTCCCCAGACCGTCATTGATACGGTTCTTGCGGATATCGAGAACAAGCATCCGCTTCTCGCCGCTCTGGATATCGTCAACACCTACGGCTCCACCAAGTGGATCCTCGCAAAGGACAAGATGCAGCGTGCACAGTGGGGCGCGATCACCTCGGCTATCACTGCGGAGCTGACAGGCGAGATCGACAAGCTCGAGTTCAGCGATAACAAGCTGACTGCATTCCTCCCCGTTCCCAAGGATCTGCTCAAGCTGGGCGCAAGTTATCTCGACGCGTATGTGCGCAAGATCCTCACCGACGCGCTCGCTTGCGGCTTGGAGTACGGCGCGGTCAAGGGTACCGGTAACAACATGCCCATCGGAATGGTTAAAGACCTCGACGGCGCGGTCACCAACCACACCTACGCTGACAAGACGGCGGTCGCGGTCACCTCGTTAGACGTGACAAGCTACATGGCTCTCGTCGCGCGTATTGCCGAGAAGCCCAAGGCGACCGGTGAGGCAAGCGGCAGACCGAGAGCGGTCACCAAGGTTGCGTTGATCGTCAATCCTGCTGACTATCTCACCAAGATCATTCCCGCTACTACCGTTCTCGCAACGGACGGCAGCTACAAGCGCGATATTTTCCCGTTCCCGACTGAGGTGTTCCAGACCGAGCAGCTCAGCACGGGCGAAGCTGTCCTTGGCGTGATGGAGAATGGAAAGATCAAGTATCAGATGTTCGTTTCGACGGGCACAAGCGGCAACATCGAGTATTCCGACGACTACAGATTCCTTGAGGACGCGCGTGTATACGCGATCAAGCTCCTCGGCACCGGAAGACCCGTTGACAATAACTGCTTTGTCAAGCTGAACATCGCGAATCTCAAAGCGCTCAAGCTCAAGGTCGAGGTCAGCAACATCGCTGACGCGGCAAGCCATTAAGCAATAACGGAACGGAGGTAAACCATCATGGTATCAGATGCATTGCTGCTGAAAGTTAAGACAATGCTCGATTATACCGCATCGGAAAAAGCGGATATCGAAAAGCTCACTCTGCTGATTGAGGACGGTATGCAGCGCCTCCGTTCCTACGCTCCCGACATCACCGACAAGGAGTTTGAGAAACCCACGGCGGCGCGGGAAATGCTGATGAGCTACATCAGATATGCGCATTCCAACGCGGTGGAGCTGTGGAAGGAAAACTACGGCGAGGAAATCACCCGTTTACGGCTTGCATACCTAGCGCGGGAAGCGGAGAGGGAGGAAACCTGTGAAAATCAGAAACAAAACAGAATTTTTGCAGTTCAACGACGGATTCGTGACTCTGTATCGGACGAATGACGACGATGAAATCATCCGCAATTCGGCGGTAATGTACAGATTCGGAAACAGAAAACTCGGCGTTAATCGGTTTTATGCCGCAAAGCAGAATGATATCGAGCTGAGCCGTGTGATTCATATTCACCGTAATCCGGACGTTACCACACAGTACGCCGCTGTTATTAACAGAACGCGGTACAAAATCGAGCAGGTGCAGCACGACGATGAAAGCAATCCGCGGTCAACCGTCCTGAGTCTGTCCCAGCGTGGCTTATGGGAGGGGAAAGCATGAGGATGATTCACAGCTATGATGAAATCAAGACGCTGTTTGACAACTGCGGAATCACCGCAAGGGAAGCGGATTTTGACAAGTCAAAGCCTACGCCTTATATTGCGTATTACCGCTCACACGAGAATCCCATCCGCGCCAACGGCAGGACAATCTATACCATCATCAAGATGGCGGCAGAGCTTTACACCAAACGCACAGATACCGCAACAGAGCCGATTCTCGAAAAGTATTTCCGGGATAACGGCATTGTCGCCAAGAAATCCGAACGCGTGTTCGTGGAGGACGAAAACTACTATGAGACGGTGTATGAGTTTGAGCTGGTGATGAAGTGAGCTATAAGATCAAGACCGATGAAGTCGGTTCTGTCGTCGGCGGGATTTTGTCACAGTACACCGCGGACGTCCAGCATGACATTATCAAGCTGACCGACGAAACAGCTGACAAGCTGAAAGAGCAAATCAAGAAAGGCTCTCCCGTCGATTGGCGAAAAGTGAAGCGCCGCGGGAAGTATAAGAGAAGCTGGCGGGTCAAAACCACACGGGACGATCTGTACGCCTATGAGCGAACAGTTCACGCGGGCGGCAAAGAATACCGTCTGACGCATCTGCTCGAGTTCGGTCACAAGACGAGCAGAGGAAACAGAACGAAAGCGGAGCCGCATATCGCGCCTGCCGCTGAAAGAATAATAAACGAATATGTCAAAGGCATATCCGAAATCGTGCGCGGCTCGTCCCGTTACGGCGGCGGCCGCAGAAATTATAAAAAATAAGGAGAGAAAGAACGTATGAACAGAACTATTGCGAAAATCGGCTACGCGCCCATCACAGCGCGTGCGGCGACAGGTTACACCTACGGCAATGTAAAGTGGTTAGCTCGACGCCCTTCGGCGAAACCTATTCGATTTTCGGTAACGGTCGTATGATCTACGGCGGCGAAATCAACAACGGCCGTGACCTCGAGGTCACGCTGATCGATATTCTCGATAACATCCGCAAGGACTGGCTCGGGGAAGTCCAAATGTCAAACGGTTACATGGAAAAAGCTCTCAGCACCGAACTGCCGCGTTTTGCGCTGCTTGTCGCAAAGGAAAAGTTTGATTCCAATAAGCTTTATGAGGTTGACATATATTTCGACTGTCAGATTTCGGAGCGCAGAAGCTTCACCGACAAGACCTCGGAGAACAACTTTGACCCCGAGTTTCCCACGTACAAGATTAAGGCGTTCCCTACGCTCGACAACAAGTACGTCGTATGGCAGCAGGATCTCGACGAGCTCCCGACAACACTCACCACACCGACGATTCCCACGGCGCCTGCCACACATTAATGGTGGCATAATATGACGATCATTATCGACAACAAAAGAGTAAAGGTGGGGGCAAATGCCTCTACCTTAATTTTGTACGAGGACAGATTCAAGGGCAGACGGCTCCTGCGCGACGCGTCGGAACTGCTTGCGATGGCTGACACAACTGACATTCCGTTTAATCTGATCGCGCGAATCCTGTGGGCAGAGGTCAAGACTGCCGATGCGGACGCACCTGACTTTTACGAATGGATAAAAGGCTATTCCATCGGCGACATTGTTGAAGCGCGGATTGACGTGCTCACGTTGCTCGCGGAGAGCATCCAAACAGTAAAAAAACCGAAAGCGGCAGCGATTCGGGAACGCATATGGCGGCGGCTGACGTTCTGGCGTATGCGTCGCAATGCGGATTGACTGCCGCAGATTTTGAAAAAATGTCAATCGGATTCGTGATTGACACATGCCTTGCCCGCATCGATCTGATAAAGGGCAAAAAGAACAGCGACGAGGAAACATATCTGAAAATGAAAGGTATTGTGGATTCGGTCAGAGCTAAGTTTGAGAGCGGCGGCATTTCGCAGGCTCGATACGATGATTTTATGACAAAATACAGACGATTGGAGGATACATATGGGTTCGACTACGATTAAAGGCATTACCGTTGCGCTCGGCGGCGATACGACCCAGCTTCAAAAATCGTTTAAGGATTTGGACGGCAAGTCCCGTTCCTTGCAGAAAGAATTGACGCTCGTCAACAAAGAGTTGAAATTCGACCCGAAAAACTCAACTTTGCTTGCGGCTAAGCAGGAAGTCCTGAGTGAAAAGGTGGAAACCACCCGCCAAAAGCTCAAACTGCTCAACGATATGCAGGCTGAGGTCGAGAAACAAGCGAAAGCGGGCACACTTGGTGCGGATAAGTACCGTCAGTATCAGACCGAGGTTGAGAGCACGAAGAATATTCTGGCAAACCTCGAAAAGCAGCTGAAAACCACAGGTGACGAATTCGCGGAGGTTCAGCGGAAGAGCGGCGCGGTGACCTTCAAGAACGCCGAGGACAAGGTTGAGCACTTCAAGGGCAAGGTCAGCGATATGGCTAAGTCAGCCATCGAGGATGCCGAAAAGCTCAGCAAAAAACTGGATACGGTCGGCGACGGGCTGGAGAAGGCAGGCTCCGTTATCAACAAGGGTTCTGCCGCGGCGGCTGCGGTTCTCGCGGGTTCCGTTGCATCGTTCAAGGATTTGGACGAAGGCTATGACGTTATCGTCAAGAAAACAGGCGCGACAGACGACAAGTTCGAGAGCCTGAAAAAGACAGCGGACGAGCTGTTCTCCGGCTCGACCTTCGATATGACGGACATCGGTAACGCGATTGGCGAGGTCAACACGCGGTTCGGCTTCACAGAGGACAAGCTCCGGAGCGTGACCGAGCAGTATTTGCAGTTCGCGAAGATCAACGACGCGGATGTTTCCGACAGCATTTCCAAAACGGCGCGCATCATGCAGGCGTGGGATATCTCCGCCGACAATCTGCCCGATCTGCTTGGTATGATTACTGCCAAGGGGCAGGAAACAGGCGTAGCGGTCGGCGGTCTGATGGACAAGGTTCTCGACAACAATGCCACATTCAAGGAAATGGGCTTGTCGCTGGAGGAGTCCATCACGCTGATGGCGCAGTTTGAGCGCAACGGTGTGAACGATTCCACCGCGCTGACAGCGATGAAAACGGCGGTGAAAAACGCCGCCAAAGAGGGCAAACCTCTGAGCGACGTTCTGCGCGAGAATGTGAACGACATCAAAAACGCGTCGAATGAGACCGAGGCACTCCAAAAAGCAACGGAGCTGTTCGGTACCAAAGGCGCGGCAGAGATGGCGAACGCGATTAAAGAGGGCAGAATCGACTTTGATAACCTGTCAGGTTCGATGTCCTCTTATAAAGATACCGTCAAAAAGACCTACGACGCGACGCTCGACCCGCTCGAGGAGTCAAAGCAGGTAATCAACAACCTCAAGCTCGCGGGCGCGGATTTGGCTGCTACGGCGCTGAAAGAAGGACAGCCGCTGATTGAAGATGTGATCGACGGCGTTAAGGGTGTTACCAATTGGTTGAAGAAATTAACGCCCGAGGAAAAGAAAACGCTGACGGAAGCTATCAAGATAGTCGCTGTCGCGGGTCCTGCGGTTACCATCGGAGGCAAACTCACCAAGGGAATCGGTAGCATTATTGGTTTTCTGCCGAAAATGGTAAAGATGGTTCAGAGCACAACCGTAGCGCAGCAGGGCTGGAATGCCGCTCTTAACGCTAATCCCATCGGAGCGGTAATACTCGGTGTGACGGCTCTTGCATCGGTTCTTGCAGGGCTTAACGCCGCTCTTGATGCGTATGTCGATAAAGAGTGGAGCGCATCAGAGTCAAAAAAATTCGCCGATGAGGTTGATAAAGCATCCGAAACATTAAAATCCAGTGCTGATGAAATATTAGAGACAATTGACAATACCATCGAGGGCATGAACAAGCAAGTTGCCAATAACTCTTTGATTGATACTTATCAGGAAGAACTTGATAAGTTAATCAGTAAATCGGAGTTAACGACAACCGAAAAATCAAAGCTTGACACGATTGTATCTTATCTCACGAGTAATGTTGATGGTTTTGCAGAAGCATGGGAAAAATACACAATCAGAGATGAAGACGGCAACATTAAGCTCGTCAGCGACCTTGACACCGTAAAAGCCGCTCTTGATGAAACAATAGATAAGTTTCAGAAAGCCGCAAATATTGAAATCCTGCAAAAAACCTACAATGACGAACTATCGAAAAATTTCGAGGCTATCACTGAGCGCGATGCCAGCAAAGCTGCTTTGGAACGAGGGGAGCAACAGCTGAACAAACGGCTGGAAGAGCTGGGAATCAGCAAAGACCAGTTTGAAAAAGTCAAAAAAGGCTTTGGCACCAATCCGATTTTCATGCAGGATATCACCACACGGCTTGGCGGAAAGGCAACTTGGGGAGAATATAACGAGCTTGTAAAGCTAAGTGATTCTATTGCCGAATATACAGATAATGTACAACGTTTGAATGAAGCGTTAAACAAATCTGACGAGCTCCGCGCCGACGCTGTGGATGTAATGAATGTCTTAAATGGCAACTATAACGATTCCGCGGCTGTCTTGATGGCGTACAAGCTGAACATGATTTCTCTTGAAGATGTAGAAAAAACAAGATGGGGAAATCTGAGAGCGCTTGAAATTGCCGCTGCTGATACACATAAAAACACCATTTTCGGTGAACTTGGTGAAAACGAATCTTTTCATAAAAAAATTGAAGAAAGTCAAGACCAGTTTACAAAGAATTTAATAGATAACCTAGCTGTAAATCAGGAAACCTTAAAAAGCAACACTTCTAGTGTGAAAGAGAATACCGATGAATTGAATAATAATATTTATTCGGGGCAGGAATCTCTCGAGCAATCGCTGATAAATCGGCTGGCTATCAACAAGAACACTACCAAAGAATCTGTCGAAAGTACTACTAAAGCCATCGAGGACGAAACCCCCAACCTCAAAAAAGCCAGCGAAGAAGCCTCTAAATCGATCGAAAAGAGTTTTGAAGACGTTGACCTTGAGGAACAGGGCGGCAACATCATCCTCGGACTGCTGAAAGGATTCTGGAACAATTCGATTTTTGCGAAAATCGGTAAAGCAGTCGGCAATGTCAGTCAGTCTATCTACAACGCGTTCACCTCATGGTGGGATATGCACAGCCCGGCGAAGAAATCCGGTACTTTAGGGCAAAACATTGTGCTCGGCGTTCCGAAAGGTATGCTGTCCGAGAAAAAGGCAGTAGAGCAGGCAGGGCAGGAAATCAACGAAGCGCTCTATTCTTCTTTGCAGGCAGACAGCCGCCGAATAGCTGAAATTAGGCGCTCTTTTAATCAGAATTTGGCTGATTTGGGTATTTATAATGCCGGCAATATAAATCTTCAAAACGCCT